ATTATCAACACCTCTACCAGCAACAATAATTCCTGTTTCATCTGAATTTGAATTGGCTGTTACTGCTGGATCAACGGCAATAACAATTCTTTGCATTTCTGGAGTAACTTCTATTCTTGATTCTTCAATATTTGTAGAATGAAATAATGCACCTTCTACATCTTCCAATATCTCTGCATAAAGTTCCTGTCGCCCAAGCCTTGTTCCCTCGTATCTTTCCTTTAACATTTTAATAGCAGATGGAGCAAGATTATCAATGTTCTCAAAAGTATTTCCCTTGATTACTTTGGTGTCTGACCTAACTGCTAATTCTTTAACAAGCTCTGTTGGTCTAGGAGTTGTGGTAATAATACATTTTGGAGATTCGCCTAATCGCAAAGCCATCATCAAGTTATCAAATGTTTCCCTGTATCGCCAAGACGCAAGTTCATCACACCAAACTCTATGAAACTGCACACCTCTTAACCTGTCTGGTTCTATTGCTGGGAATCCTATGATCTTGCTACCATTATAAAAAGTGATTTCACTTTCTGACTTGTTATATCCAGATTCAGCCAATATGTCTTTATCCAATACAGACAATATTCCAGATTCACCTTGAAAGCATATCTTTCTTAAATCCCCATGAGTAGGAGCAATCACACCACAAATAACATTTGGATTGACTAAGCAATATTGAATTATATCCATAGCTCCGCACTTTGTCTTTCCCCAACCTCTACCAGCTAAGAATAATTGGATATTATAATCATCTTCATCAACAACTATTTGATTATTTCTGGCTTTCGCATACCAATCAATGAGTAGTATTGTCGCTGTCTTTTTCTGTGAGTTTAGCTCTTTGAATGTCTGTGATGAGCTGTCTAAATTTATCATCTTGCTCTGTGCCATCTTGAATCTCCAATACTTGTTTTTCAGTCCATCTAGCTTGTGTTTTTAGCCAAAATATACAAGCTGTTACAGCTTCTCTGCCTGTACCTGTGGCAATCTTAAAAAGATTCTCTGATATTTTAGCATTTGCAGTCGCCTTGCCATTCAATAATTCTTCTTGATAATACTTATAAAGTGATGGTTTTGATATATTTAACATGGAGCATATCTGCTCATGCGGTAATCCAAGCCCAGATAACTGCGTTACCATTCTTGAGTTATCTTCGGTTTTTTTGACTATTTTAGGCATATATACCTTTTATAAGGTAAAAATAAAAAAAAATCAATTAAAACAATTTAACTTGTTTTCTATCTTCTGTTTCTGGTTTAAACAATACATCAACCAATCTATAACTTCCCTTATAATTTGACTGAATTAATTTACCTGTTGGCTTCAATCGTTTCAATTCATCTACACTTATATTCATCTGTTTATCTTTGTAGTGAATAACTAAGCCACCTTTTCGGATAGCTTTGTCTATCTCATAATCTCTAACACTTGTGTATTTGCCTTGCCATAATTTAGTTACTGTTTTATTAATCATGTTTGCTCCATTGTTTAAAATAAAATTTGCTGTGTATTTACTTGTTCACCACTATCGTATTTTTTATTTTGACCTTTTGGATATGGTTGTATTTCATATTTTAAAGAATTGTGCAAAATTTTTTTTTCTTTTTTATCACCATTAAAATATATATATCTATGTTTTCTTGGTCTTTCCATTACATAAAATTTTTCTGGATTATTTTGCCTTTCCCTCAAAGAGTATTGTTCACATATAGTCTTGCTGTGTTTATTTGTATTTTTTTCTCGCCATTCAGTCCTTTTATCAGACAAGCCTGTATATATAAAATTAGTGGCTTGGTATACATATCCATTATGATTTGCAGAGCTATCAGCATAGCTTACAACTATTGATGGCTTTGGTAACATTTTCATAGATTTAGATATAAGAAAAGATGCTTCGTTTTTTTTATTATCTTGTAAACATAAACGATTTAATTCATAAACATACTCTGCATATTTTTTTCCACAAATACCAATGACCAAAGACCTTGAAGCTGGTATTCCATAAGTTATAATTCCAACTAAATTTTTATTTTCGTTAAATAAACCAAAAGAATAAACAATGCTTGGTATTCTCTTTGCATAATGTTTCTCAAGCAACCAAGAGTAAGTTTCTTTATTTTTTATCGGTAAAACTTTAAAATCTTTTAATTTTGTTGTCATAATTAACTTTCATAATTCATGTCTGGTATAAATACTCTCTTAGCTGAACTCCATCTCATTTTACAAGCTCCTATGCTGCCTTGTACATCTATCTCCCTTATCTTAGCAACTCTGATAAGAGTTGATTCATCTTCATAATCTCTAGTAACAATAATCCCAACATCACATTTATTGTTCCAATGGCTACTTCCCGACACATCATAGAGTGAATTGACCACAAACTGACCTTCGGCTGTTCTAGTTTGTTTTGTTGGGTGAGCCACCATCATAGTTATCATATTATGTTGTCTATTCCACCTTTTTATATCGGATATAAGAATAGAGATATGTTCAGTTTCATTCATGTTTGCTCTAGATGGATTAATCTCGTTATATGGGTCAGTAATCAGACAATCTATACCGAACTCTTGTCTGCATATTTCAGCTTTTTCCAAAATCCATGAAATCGTTGGGCTGTCGTCTGATTTATCAATAAAGTAGAAATGCTCATTAATAAAAGCCAATGCGTGATTTAATTCTTCTTCAGTTATTCTATTACTGAACATTTTATCAAATGGTTTTTCACAATATTTTTCTACCAACCTTGCAACATTTCGGCTTAATGAACTTTCTGGAGAATAAATACAGAACTTAAAATCATGTAGTCTTGCCAACTGTTGAGCTAAGTCCAAAGTAAAGCTAGATTTCCCAGAGTTCGGTGTACCAGTAATCAGCATAAAAGAAGGCTTAATAATTTTTAGTAAGGGATCAAGATTATCAAAGCCTGTTTCATATTGTTTTTGTGTTTTGCCTTCATACAAATCTTTAATATCTTTATATATATCTCGGCAAGTATAAATGCCATCTAAGTTTTTGCTCATTGTCTGCTCCAATTATTTTAGTTTTATCCAGCTAACCAATTCTTATTTTTTACTTTAACCTCTATCTTATCTTCCCACCTACCTTGATTAAGCCAAGTCGCACCATGCACAATAAAAGCTGTTTCAGTATTCTTTACACTTTCAGCATATCTTTCCATAGCACTAATCAATCTATCTTCGCTGACTTCTTTAGACTTTACCAAGTTATTATATATCTTCTGACATTTCTTTTTTGCAATCTTTCTCGGCACTTTTTCCCAGAACTTATCAAATTTTGATGTTATATGTTTATCTTGAGTATTGTGTGCCACTCTGTCACTAGCTAAGTGAATATTTGGCACTAACCCCATATTAAGTTTATAAACATTAAATCCATATGCACCATTTTTTTCTTTGCGTATAGATATAAAGTTTTGCTTTTCAAGTTCTTGTATATGTCTAACTACTGATCTTTTAGAACATTGACACAACTTTGCCAAATGTTCTTGGCTGGGATAGGCTTCGCCCTTTTCATTTGCATAATTGCAAATCATAAGCAAGATCAGCTTGGACAAACTGCTATCTGCCGTCTTTTTTACTCCCCAAGCTAATGCTTCAAAGCTCATTGATTGATCCCATAGAAATCATTTGGGCTAACTTTCCCATCAGTAAACTCATATATTTTTAGCATTTCTTCTTTTCTTGGAATAACATCATTATATTTCCATTTGGTAACTGTGGATTCGCATATATCTAATTTCCTAGCAAATCTCGCAATACTAAGCTGTTCTTCCTTTAAAAAATCGTTGAATGTCATTTATATCTCCTTTTTGCATTATTTTGGTATGGTAATATTACCATATATATAAAATAAATCAAAACAATAGTTGCATATACATTAATAATGTATATAATGATTAAGACTAAAAACTTAAATAGGAAAATAAAATGATAACAATAGTAAGAAAAAATGATAAACAGTTAGACCTAAAAGAAATGCAAAAAATAGTAGGTGGTCGTATTGAAAGACACCCAGAAAGAGTGCATATCAATAATTTAACATTTGAGGTCATTGTTAATGAAGAAGGCTTGATTGACAATCTACCAATAAATACAAAAATGAATGATTCTTTTGGTTTAACAATATTTGGCAACGCAATATTAATTGAAGGTGGTCTAAGATAAATTAACAGGGAGCTAGAAATAGCTCCCACATTTTATGGAGCAGACAATGAGCAAAAGTGTAGGAATAGTAGCAAAGGGCATTGTTCTTGATAATGTTATTGATGACATGATAAGAGAATTAACTGTTGTAAGTTCAATGGGTGCATTTGGCAAAGTTGTTAGTGCAGAAATAATCTGGAAAGATTATCAACATTATAGACCTTGCATTATCAATAGTTCTACACTTTACAAATACATTACATTCAAATTTCAAACGAAAGAATCTGTGATGATAAATTGGCATGAGTATAAGAACCAATTTGATGACAGAGCTATTCATGGATTTATTGATTATTGCATAATGCTTTTTACTAATGATCCATTAATGAAAACAATTCCAGAAATAGAACAGAAATATATAAGCAAGAAACTTGAAGAAAGAATCCAAAAACTTAATAGGAGTATACAATGAGCAAACCAGATATAGATGAAATGATGAAGAATGAGCATACTGACGATTTTAA